CTAATACCTTCTGGCCCTTGACGGCCCGAGATATGTACGTTAATCTTATAATCTTGGAATTTTCTTCCGTAACCCATCCAACGTGCCATATCTGCATGATACTCAAACTCCTCTATGCTTCGTTCAACAATGCCTGGATTCTCGCTGGCCAGTACACAAAACTGGCCAGGATGGAAAGAGAGACGCACATCCAATCGACGAGCAGTTTCGCCTATGGGAGCAAAAATCTTCTCCAAGTGGTCCTGTATCTCTTGGCGTTGCCACCACGCTTTCCAACTAGGTTCGGTATAGCCCTGTAGCATTTCGCTACCCAGACGAACCATTCTGCGTTCTGGCGGCAAGGTAGCCACACGTTCAATCATTTTAACAGCGGCTACTGTATTATGGTTCATGATGTCCCACTGGCGCTGTTCAGCTTCAGCCGGATGCTCACGCAACCAACGCATGGTAGTCGAACGCCCGTTAAGGTTCCGATCTACTGCATTGACTTTCATGCCGCCACATTCGCTCGGATCATTTAGCCATTTGCAACAGAAACCAATACGCTTGAGTGTAGTCATACAAGTATTATATAACTAATTAAGTTTTGTGTCAACTATCCAGGAGAGATAGTGCGGTTTCCATTGAGTCTTTTACTAAATTTGGTATTTTGGACATAGATTTCATAACGTCACCGGGATGATCAACCAATACCCACTGAACTTCAGTATTATTTTCAATGCAGTGTTTAACCAATGTTCGATAAACGTGAGCTCGATGCTCCAATAGTCGATCTGGGTTTTTAATTTTTTCAGTTAGATCAAATCCTAATAGTAGAATAATGTCGCTTTGACTAGCGGCAAGATGCATAGCCACAATTTCCTCTGGTTGGAATTCATCTAAGAATTTCCCTTCATACAATTGTACACCGTCTGGACGATCTAGTGTTACCCATGCCTCGTTTGGAATATAAAAATTGCAGGTAGATTGAAAACTTCGTTTTATTAATTCCTGTGCCTTGCCCATGTCGTGACAAATAACATTGTCAGTGCCGCAGCCACGCCAGGTTTTCCATGATCCCCACATGCTACCAATTTCTTTCATTTTTGGTACATCTGCTAAAGGATCCATGATAACTGAATCGGCCAATACCCAACTTATATTCATTCTGCGCTCTTTAGCACTTGCCATTTAAACGCACCCAAACACACCCAGGCAAATACACGATTGGATCCAGGGTTGGCATTGAATACCATGTCTCCTTTAGTGCCCGACCAACCCGGAACTTCTGTAGCATGGCTAATTTTGTGTACCCCAACTTGAAGTTTTTTAATCTGTGTCAGACCGTCGGCAGTAATTTCAACGTGTGCTACACGATTAGTTCCAATGGCAATACCCTGCGCTCGACCTGTTCCAATATAGGCCTGATTTAATTTATTCTTACCTATATTGACCGAGACCTCTTCATCCCACACGCTTAGTGCCATTTCAGGTTCTTCAGTATTAACGCCTACACGTTTACGAACAACACTAAATGTTTCATTTAAGTGCGCTTCACCGGCTACTTGCAAGGTGCGCAATACCCCTGTGGTTTGTATGCTAGTTTCTTTAATAGTCTCTGCTAATCGATTGCCATCTACTAGTCGATTTCCACCAACAGTAACTTGATCAAAATCTATACCATCAATTTTTATGTGCTCGGCCACTTGTCGAACTAAATCACTTTGCCAGGCGTCAGTAACTCGTGCAAATGCTTTTTCAGCAATATCGGCACTCAGTCCAGTCCATGCATGATTGTCTGTATTGATTGATCCTGTCACTACCAAATTTTGAATTTGTGCCGAATTGGCAATGGTTAAATCTTGCGCGGTTAAATTATTTTCAAATACAGTATGATCATCCATTATGGTCATTTGATTTTTAGTGGCCTGATCACTGATGCCAGTACTGGTAAAATCTTCTCGAAATTTTTCTTGAAAGCGGGCTATATTTTCGTCGACTCGGTCTCGAATAACAGTATTAATATCTATATTACCTATAGTGGTTAATGTTTGTCTCACTACCGCTTGATTTATTAATTGTTCCACTCGTTCCATCCAAGCTGAATCCTGGGCCAATTCTTCTATGTTGGCTTGAATTGTCTTGGCTACTGCTAGATTAACAGCATGGCTAATAGCATCCGGACTGACATATTGTGCTAACTCTGGAATTTGGCCAGACGTAAACAATTCAGTAATACCCTGTTTCACTGCCTCTACAATCTCTGGTACCGCAGATGCGTTACTAAATTTTCTTAAAAAATGATCTTGGGCATGCTGTACAATTTTTTTCTCTAATGGTAGTAGCCACGAATCACTGGCAAACACTTCCAAAACCTGATCTGTTACCAGGGTAGATATTTGATCTTGTACTAGTTGTTCAAGTACTTTAGGGTCAAGCATGCCGCCTCCGTGTATCTAAAGTAACGCAATGAAATCCACCACCTAGTGTCCTACTATGACTCAAAGTAAGTGGAATACTATCAATACCTTTGCTCTTTAGTATTGTAATTAGCTGGGTTTGAGCGGCATCTATAATAACTGTTTCTGGATCTAGAACCAGCATATTCATGGCAATCCATTTTGATGCATATGGAAATCCTTCGAACCCTTGTGGCATAATCATTTCATCTGTGACCCAAATCTTTTCCCAATGATCAAATGCCCTAGGGCAATTTTTTGGATTAACACGACTAGCATTTAGCATTACTAGGCCTTCACGCAGAGGTGCAATTGTAGAATCAATATGCACACCACTATAAAAGTTACATAATTCAATTTTAATGTTGCGAAACTTTTGTTGTAGCCACTCATGTGCTTTCATGTTACCACTTGCTGATTCTAAAAACAACCAAGTATCGCCTAAGCGACAAATATTTGCGGCATCCAGGACCATGTCTTGATCTCTGGGCATTGTAAGTATATTACGAGTATCAGCAAGTAATCTATAATAGTTTTCAATTTCTTGGTTTCGACAAGGGTACATCATATTACAATCAACAATCGTATCTCCTGCAACCAGTAATCGATCTCTAGGGCAATAGTTATATAATCCGTTGCGCTCAACAAAATCCATGGGACGAGGTCTATATACCGTAGCTCCGTAACGCAACAATGCTTCACAAAGAGTATCCAATTCACGATTAGTTTGATCAATAATTTCTTGTAGTACTGGTCCAGAAGGAGGAGGTGTTTCTTTCCAGGAACTTCCCTTCATTTCTCGAGAAAACACAGCATCGGTCATTGGCCAGTTAGCATTACTGGCTTCGCCTACTATGATTGCTTCTAGTGGGTCCCACTCGTTACAACTATTGATCATCTGTGTCCAGTAATTTGTAGTGTATATCTATCTTCTAGGCCGATGTTGGCGGCCATGTGTGGAGTGTCATAAGTCCATTCTACCACCTGTCCAGCCTGCCATCCTGTATATGCTACATCCATGACTTCGAGATAATGACCCGATTTCCAGTCTTCTAGCATAACCAAGGCTCTACACATAGTTTCTTCTTGCCCTTGTAATTGAAAACGTTCAATATATTTTTTATATAAGTCACTATGAACTGGCATTACTGTTCCTGTAGGCATGCGATAATAACTGGTTCCAATATCCTTCCACCCTAATTGCTTAAAATGTTCAATAAACTTATTGTTCCAGCTAGGTTGCGGTTGGCGCATGTCGCACATGGCTCCAACAATTTTACTTTGATATCCTTGCGTGATCCATTGATTTACACTTTTTGGATCATTAAAAGGCTCTTGAATGTAATCAAGACTTTTAAATTCGTTGTCCCAAAATACTTCTAGATTATACTTGACGATTGCGTGTGTTGCCATAATGTATTACCTTCATGTCTTTTGTGTCCAATGGAATTGTACGCCACGGATCGACAATTACGCTGCCTGGTTTGATGTCATAATAAAATGAATCTTTACGTTCTTCTCCGGTGTAACCATATGTCACATGTCTATTGTGGGCCATTAGCACCACAGCCGGCGTGTCCACAGTAGAAATTACATTCTCAATATTGTCGGCTAGTGGATCAACATACAATATATGATGTCCGTATGCTTCAACATAGTGACCAATTAATGTACTGTAGCTACCGATACAATAAGGTACGTCCGGTTTGTAGGCTTTACCATGAATAACAATAGGCAAGTTGTGTTTTTGCGCTTGAATACACAAGAAGTCTGCCAGGTTACGAGCTTGCACTTCACGGGCCTGCATAATAGTATTAAACATGTCATAGCCTACTTCATATTCTTCGGCTAACCAACGCAGAGCAATGTTATCTCTAGGATGACAAGCACCTGCATCGCCCATGCCTGCTGTCATATACTTAGGACCCATAATACGCTGTGTGCTACGAGCAAGTGCATCTGTAACAACATCTACATTGATATTACCGATCTTCATTGCAAAATCTTGGATCATGTTTACTAGACCAACTTTGGCCGAAATAAATGTGTTGTAGAAAATTTTGATTGCTTCGCATTCGTCCCAGGTGCCAATTTCATAACGTGGATTATTCAACATTATTGGCCGGTAGATATCAATTAACTCTTGCGCCAAAGCCGTTGGATTTCCATCCTCAGTACCAATCATAATCATTTCAGGATGAACCATGTCCCACTTTACACTACCCATAGCAATTAGATAAGGATTGTAAAGAAACTGGTGCATATCATTAAGTGCTGGCTCAAAGTAGTGACGTGTTGTGCCAGGCAATACTGTGCTAATTAGTACTACCTTTTTACTAGTTATGGCGTAGTGGTTAACTTTGGTAATTGCATCAATTACAGCATCACGTCCAAAGTCCTTGGGCTCTAAATGACTACTAGGTGTTGCTCCATCATATCCATCGGCATGTGGGGTTGGTACTGCAATGAAGATCCAGTCGCTTTTTTGTATACATTCTTGAAAGTCGCAAACTTTTACTAGGTCACTAGTTCTTGGGTAAATATCTGAGCCGCGTACTTCGTAGTGTTCGGCAAATACTTCAGCACAGTCTAGTCCTAGTTTGCCTAGTCCAATAAAACCTATTTTTAACATACTATGAGTGTTCCTTTAGATCGATTATATTATTACATTGAAAGTGTTGCCCAAGAGATTCGCGGCGACTGTGTAATAATTTATCGTTTTTTACCACACGGCTCAAAAAATGTTGATCACTTAGATTATCTGAGGATATACGACTGGAGTGAATTTACCGTTTCTCCGCATCTCTATTGTAATGATCAAGAACCGTTAGATTATGAATATTATGAAAAAAACAAACGAAGCTTGCGTTCTATTGCAAAATTAATTGACTCACACGGATTACCACTATTATCATTTAATTTTTCTAGACTACACGGTATCTATGATAGAAATTTATTACTGCATAGCGAAAAACGCAGTGATAACATAGTTAAATATTCCGCCTCACAATTTATTCCTGTGTACTATTGGAGTCACGCTATAATTGCTCAAGATTGGTTTAGATATGCTGAATATGTTACACAAAAAAAATCTGTTGAAAAGCTATTTTTAATTTATAATCGTGCATGGTCCGGTACTAGAGAATACCGTCTTGGATTTGCCGATCGGCTGATTTGTAATGAATTAGTTGATGATTGTATAATGCGTATTAGTCCTGTAGATTCTACTATAGATAAACACTATGATCTGCATACGTTTGATCATGAAGAGTGGCGGCCAAAAAACGTGATTGAAGAATATTTTCCGTTGTGTGAGGCCGAAAGCCATTATAGTGCCGACTTTGACCAAGAAGATTACGAGTCTACCAACATTGAAGTAGTGTTAGAAACCCTGTTTGACGATTCTCGATTACACTTAACTGAAAAAACTTTGCGACCTATTGCCATGGGTCAACCATTTATGCTTGCCGGCACTTATGGTAGTTTAAAATATCTGCGTGAGTATGGGTTTAAAACATTTAGTGATTGTTGGGATGAATCATACGATCTGATGTCCGACTCTTTAGAACGCATGAATAAAATTATAGAAGTTATGAAAAACATCGCCTTGATGCACCCAGACGAAAAAGAACAAATGTTAATAAAGGCTCAGGCTATTGCTGACTATAACAAACAATATTTTTTTAGTAAAATTTTTCAACAAATAATCAACGCCGAGTTGGTAGATAATTTAACGCAAGCATTACGTGAGTTAGAAATAACAAATACTAGTAATTTATGGATAAACGATAGGAAAGAATTAGCGAAGATTCCAGAATTAAAAAATATGTTAACGGGTAAAACTCCTGGACTAGTTAAAAATTATTCCGTTAAACAAAACGAAATTGTTGCAGCCGTTTCAAAAGCAAGACAATATTATATAAGCAGTTTATCCAACAACTAAACACCCTCTCCTGTAGCTAAATACTTTTAGCTTTATAATAATAATAATAACAAGGAGCACAGATGGGTGAAATATTCAAACTCATCGGAGATCTTGGCTTTCCAATTGCTGCAGCGTTGGCCGGCGGATACTTCGTATATCTAACAATCAAATTACTTTTGGCTGGCGTTCTATCGTCTATTAAAGGTATGGCAGGAATTATCACAGCCCTGGACAATCGTGTTAAAACAATGAATCACGACGTGATTCGCATTGACACAGTTGTGAGCAACGCCCTAGGCCTTCGTCCAGATGTAGAGCGTATTAGTCGTGCAGACGGCAAATCTGATGCCAGGAGAGACTAATGAACTACTACGGATATGAGTGGAATTTGTCTGAGAGCAGGATCATGATGGATGCCGAACTTGACCCTGTTAAGCTAGGATGGCACGAAGGTGACTACTTTAAACTAACCTATCGCAACGGTCATATGATTCTAGTTAAAATGGATCCTTTAGAAAAGTTTTTATCGGACGGGGCAACAAAACATGGGTGAAGTAGTTAACTTAATAAACAAATATGGATTTCCAATCGTTATGGCAGTGGGCATGGGCTACATCATCAAAATGGTGTGGTTTTGGGCAACTACAGAAGTTAAACCAGTTATCAATGACGCCAATACTGTTCTTATTGCTCTTATTGATCGTATCCGCATGTTGGATAATGATCTCATCCGCTTGAATCAAAAGGTCAATACTGTGCTACACCTGCGTGGTAAAACCATTGAATACGAGCGTGTCGAAGCCGAGGCAGAAATCAACAAGCAAATAACTAAAAAAACCACCGAAGATAAAGAAGCCAGCTCAGAAAATCCTTAATAAGTAAAGGAATGCGAGTTCTTGCTTTAATTCTACTTACTACATTTTCACTTACTTGTTTGGCTGAAAACTATGTGCGTTTTACCGGACTTAGTTGGCACGACACCCCCGGAAACAACCCCATTAATGCAGGTGTAGGATTTGAGTTTGAACACAACAAAAACTGGTCTTGGACTGGCGGCGCATATCGTAACAGCGAATATAATTATTCATGGTACGCCGGTGCAAGATATACATTCTATAAAGATGATGACTGGAACATAGGTCTAATAGGCGGTGCGGTAACTGGATACAAATCCATGCTAGTTATGCCAATGGTTGTACCCGACGTATGCTGGAATTATCTTTGTGTTGGGGCTTTGCCTAAAGTCAGTAAAGATGGCAGTAACGTTGTTGCTTTTAGTATCAAACTACCGATCGAGTAATTACTTACTGGTAGCAATAAACACACCGTTCCAATCTTCAGGCAAGTCTTGAGTTTTTTGGAATTTGCAACGATCAATCCACATGTCGTAGTAGCCGGTCATCTTGCCATCAAACTCTAATTTAAGTTCATCGCACAATATAATAGTTGCATCAAACTTTTGAAGTCTGTATAACTGGTGCATTTTATCATGTGTTTTTCCAGCCATTACATATTCGGGCGTAACATCGTCTAGCACCGTATAGATGCCAACACCTACACTTTTACCTTTAACAGCTAGGTCATCAATCTTTAAGAAGAAGAATGCATCACCGCAACGTCGAACAGTTTCTTCGCCAACTAACAATACGCAACCGTATTCTTTACATTTGCTTTCAATACGAGCTGTGGTACTTACAGCATCGCCTAATACATCATAACTGTGGCGCTGTGTGCTGCCCATTTCACCAATATAGCCAAGTCCTGTGTTGATACCAGCACCCATTTTAACTCCAGGACGACCTTCGGCTTCAAGTTTCTTACTAAACTCTTTAACAGCACGAACCATTTGAAGTCCTACTGCCACCGCTGTCTTGGCGTGGTCTGGATCATCTATAGGAGCATTGTGTATGTGCATCGACGCATCACCGATGTATTTGATAACCATACCGTTGGCTTCTAAGATAGGCTGTGTAATGGCATCCATGTATCCATTCATAACTTGAGTAAGTCCACCCACGTCGTCACCAAAACTTTCGCCTAGTGGGGTAAATCCGCGTAAATCGGAGAAGCAGATTGACACTTCACGTTTGGTGCCTTTTTTGATTAGATCTGGATTCTTCTGAAGCATTTCAACCACAGTTGGTGACGCATAGCCAGAAAATTGTTTCTTGATAGCTTGTTTCTGTAAGAATTCACTTACAAACTTAACGCCATAAGCGTGAAGCAGGACCAGAACAAGACCAGCAACAGGCAAACTTGCATCCACGAGCCAAGAATAGCGGCTATAAGCAATTCCGCAAAGAGGAATAATACTACCGACAACAACAATACTACTAATAATCCCGACATAAGTCCACCTTGTTAAAAATAATAATACAAATCCAATTACAACAATGGCAATAACCTCTGCACCGTCGGCCCAATCTGGACGAGTGATTACAGGACGATCTCTATTGGCAATCACTGTGCCTAACACAGCCGCTTGTAATTCTTGTGGCAACATCTCGCCCTGGCTTGTAGCTACAGGGTTTGCGAGTCCTTGGGCACTTACGCCAACAATCACTATCTCGCCATCAAAGTCTTTGGGTAAATCAGTCAGGCCGTGAACCTCTGGTGTCATTGACCAATCAATCCATATACGACTTAGGCTGTCTGTGGCAACCGGTCCAAACTTAGGAATACGCATTTTCTCAACGCCATTCTCGTTTAGTTTAACTTGAAATGTGGTGTCGCCAGCGGCCACACGCAGTGTTTCCATAGCAAGACTTGGATATAGTTTGCTGCCGCTGGCAACCAACAACGGCATACGACGAACTACCCCGTCAACTTCAGGAAATGTGTTTATAATACCTACACCTGCCGCGGCATTCTCTACCGCGGGCACATTGGCAATGATACCAGGGTATTCTACAATTTGGTTAGCGTGTGGTCCAATGACCACCGAGCCTGGCTGGCGGGGTTGGTTTCGGGTTTGTTGAGCTCCAACAGATGGAAGGATAACGGGGTATCGGCGGAGTGCTTGTGCATAGTCCATATCGCGACCCATACGATCAGGATCAGGAGTAAGGATATTAAAAACAACAAGGCCAGCATTACGCCGATATAAGTCAGCAATAATGGTACTGTAGATATTACGGGGAAAAGGATATTGGCCATATTTTTCTAATGCTTTCTCATCAATGTTTACAACATGAACGCCTATGACTTCTGGTGCTTTACTTGTAACCAGTGTATCAAAGTATCTTAGACGAATACTCTCTACAAACATAGGGTCTGCCATACGCAGGCCGACAATGAGTGCTAAAGTAATTAGTGCTGTCCAGGGACTAGTTAATATTTTTTTGAACATAGTATATTTAAGGAAAAAAATACCCACAATTAAGTGGGCAGTTAAAAATATTGCGTAGCTGGCTTGTTGTTATTATTATGCCTGCATTTTATTTACAGGCAGATTGAAAAAAGTTAATTGCGTATATAACTGTAACTGCCACAGGTGGTGCATTGAATGGTCATGGCCCCGGTGTTGGCCTGTGTAGGATTGGTCTGTTGAACTGTAACCAAGGCTCCGTTGGTTCCATCCAAGGTCAAGGCAAAAGATTTTTCTCCTGTACCTGACTGTGTGGCCGATATGGTGTTATTGACATTGTTAGTATTAGCTGTAGAGCTAATGCTGAAGGTATGATTACTAGCACCACTTTGATCAACAGTGATTAGATTACTACTGGCTCGAGGTAATTCAATAGTGGTTGTGTGGCTTGCAACCCCTTGCTGATTAATTGTTACACTGTTGTATTCGCTTGTGCCCACTCCAGTATACGGAGTTGTACCAATACCATACCCAGTCTTTAGATCATTGGTGTTGGTAGGCAAGGTAGCACCAATGGCCACGGCGGCCAAGTGACCTGTGCCATCCTGAGTGACAGTGATTTGATTGTTATTGCCCACCTGGTCAATGTAGATGTAATTGTTTTGTGCAGAAACACAGGAACAGGCAACAAGAAAAAGAATGGCAAGGATTTTCATTAGTTCTGTTTCAAGGTAATAGTAGTAGTGCCGGTATTGTTAACACGATTTTTAACTTCAACACTGCCTTGTATTTGATAAATGGTCAGGCTACGAGTACGATCTACTCGCACACTTTGTTTGTTACTGCCATCATCTCTAGATAGTTCCACAGCAAGTGTATCGACTTCGGCAACAACGCCGGTACTGGCCTTATAGTCAGGAAGTAGCGAGGTGGCCTGTGATACTACCAACAAGTTTCTATTTGCAGCACCTATTTGTTCATTAATGATGTCTAACAAGTTGGGTAATAAGTTGGCTTCAAGTGGATTACGACTTAACTTGTCTTGATACATTTCCTTTTGCTCTTTGTCTAGCTGGTTAACCAACTGATTTTCTTTAAGGAAATCCGCATCAAGAGCATTGAATCCACCGGATCGAGTTTTTGATTGATCATCCCCTCGTATCAATTGTACTGGAGGACTTAAAATCAAAATATTACTGATAGAATCTTCTGTTAAATCAACTGTAACCGGCTTAACGGGTGCTGTACTACGACTAGTAACTCGAGTGGCTTGAAACGCTTGATCTAAGGTAACCGACCCAGCATCGTTATACACATCAATTACTCCAACTTTACAGTCACGTTCAACATTCTTGTATCCCTCAGGACAACTAGGTAATAGAATAATTGTGCTTTGTCCCAGTTCATCCACAGTAGCACTAAAGTCTGTGCCACGAACAGCAATCGTAGCAGTAGGAGTATTAATGGCTACTTTGCTAGGATTATTTTTAGCAATCGCGCCGCTGGCATACCGAGCTGTGCCCGAAGCCATGTTGAGAGCCAGCTTACCTGCGTCTTTATTTTTAGGGTCGTAGACAAAGTCGTCAATGACCAATCTTGAATTTTCATTTACTTTTACCTGAGTATCGTCGGCAAATCTAATCCCAACTTTGCCCGCTGCTGTTTTGATCTCGTCCTGCATCTCCACTCCGGTCCCCTTGGTCCCCTGTAGAGTAGTCTTCGATCGTTGTATCGAAGGAACTGCTGCTTGTTGCTCGGTAATTGTCCCGATAGCGGCTTTGCTTATCGGAGATATACTCAGCAAGAGTGCGAATATGATTAGCTTGCATATTTTCATCAATCCCCCTATACAAATACTCAGTGCGTATTACTGTTGATAGTAAATGTGTTTGTGTTCCCTACACTTTTAAGGTTTACAATGCTGTCTGCACTGGTGCCTTGTTGCGTAATTCCAACTGTGTTGCCAGACCCGTTAAAATCTAATGCGGCACTGTGTCCATTAGTACCACCGCCAGTTTGTGAAACATTAAATGTGTTGCTTGCACCAACGCTGAGTATACCAATTGTGCCTTTGTTGTTGGTTGTACTAGCAGCATCATCACCTTGTGTAAGGGTGGCTGTATTACTGCCACCTCCAGACATGGTAACTGTTTGAGTATTATTATCACCGTTGATCTTACTAACAAAACTATTGTAAGTGCCGCCGGATGTAGTTGCAGTAATTTGATTAGCAGAACCTAACATACTAATATCAGTATTAGAATTGTTTCCGGTTTGATTAACTGCTACCCGGTTACTAGCACTTATTCCTTGACCGTTACTGTTACTGTTAATTGTTGCTGTACTATTATTACCAGTTACAGTATAACTATAGACATTGCCATTGTTAACACCTGCGGCCACTGTGGTAACAATACCAAAGTTTAATGTGTTACCTGTACCGATTTGATTTACAGTAACTTGGTTGCCGTCTCCGTAGATCTTAGCTGGGGTAGTGTTGCTTGTGCCTGCACCTTGAATACCACGAACGGTATTTCCTGCACCGTCTTGAGTGATCGATACCTGTGTATTGTCGCCAGCCTGATCAATGTAGATACTATTGTCTGCTGCCCCTGCGAATGCCATGCTGAATGCGAGAGTAATCGCGGCAATGGCTTTTGCTATTTTTTTCATAGCTCCTGCTCCTTTGGCTCTTTGGCCTTATTATTAAAGTGGATCTTTGTCCACTATATATTTACAGGAAAAAAGCCGGTCGTAAAGTAAGTGCTTTATCTTTGGCCTGCCGGTGCGGCTTCGTAGCCTATTTGTTCGGCCACTTCTGGAGTGCTAGGCACTACCGGAGTAGGAACAGGGTCATTTTTGATCACCGGCAATGCCGCCGGTGCCACTGGACGAGCATCAGATGGAATCTGAACCATTGGTGTACGATAGTCCCATACACCCTTGCGCTCGCCTTCTTTGATCAATTCGACCACCGCAGCTTCTATTGTGGCTTTAACAGCAAGTGTGCCAGGCTCATTAATTGTCAGGCCAGTTTCTGCTTCAAATGCCTGTGTGTTGTTGTTCAGAAATTTTAACACAGCTACGCTGTCTGCGGTGCTATAGACAATTTTAGTTACAGTAACAGCTGCTAACACTTTGCCTGTATTGACACTAACTGCTCGCAAGCTGATAGTTACAGTATCTTTTGAATACATTGTACTGGGACCAATGCCCAACCAACGATATGCGGCACCGCCTGATTCTGTTCCTGAATCATACCCAATGATACCACCTTCCATGATGATGCCGGCAAACTGCATGGGCATTAAAGGTTTAGCATTTTTGCCTTCATAGGCTTCGCGCATTTGGCGGATGATCAAGCGTTCTTTTGTGAGTGCATCAATGTTAGTGCGTTCTACTACATCAAACCACTGTCCATGTCCAACATCTTGTAGAGCTTTAATTAAGAATACCTCGGCACCCTGGGTAACTGCTGTACTGAAATTGGCCACATTGGGTTGTTGACGTTTTTGACCTGTTTTGTCTGTAAACTGGTATACCGCAACACTAATTTTATTACCTGCTGGTGGAGGTATAGTATCGAACTCTCGTTGTAAAACATTGTCTGCTACCTGTGGTTTATACTTTTGTTCGGCGCCCATTTGCTCACGAACCTTGGTAGGAACTGCGCCATTAAAATACCAAACAAGCACTGCTATTGCGATTAGCCATTCCATTATGGTGTTCCTGTGGGAAATTGAAATTGTCCTAACGGAATACTGACGGAGGTTTGATTACCTACACTGTCAGTTACTTGTAGGTTGACCATTTGGCCATCCTTACTCCAGAAGATTGTGTTGCCTTCAAAGTCGAGTGTGCCGTAGTTATTAGTTCCACCATTGGCAAACATGGCTGTGGCTAAGTTTTGACTGATCTGTGCGTAGATGCGTGATTCTAAGTTGTTCATAAACTTGGCAATATTTGTGTTTGACTGGTCAGCTTTGAGCTTGTCCAGTCCTGCTTGAATATCTTTTTGTAATTGTGCTTTACGAGTAGTTTCTTGATTCTCAATGGTCAACACGTGACTACTGTAGCCCAATCCGTTAAACGCTGGACTCTTAAATGTATAATCTGGCAATGGTGTTGCAAAAACCGACATTGCAAATAACCCTAGCAAAGTTAATGTTATTATTTTCATACTCTCGCTCTTGAAATAGTATTTAGCGAGAGTAGTATTACAGTTGGGTTAGCTCTGGAGCGGGTCTGCTTTTTCTAACATGTAATCCCAATTTTCACCTGGATCATTGTCTTTGTAGTTGTTGATACGATTTTGAATTTCTGCATAAAATGTATCTAATTCTCCGCCAAAATTCCCTACTAGATTTTCAATAGCCTGAGAGCAAAAATTCCAATCTCTCTTACGATAATTTTCTATAAGATTACAATGTAAATCTTTTTGAAAACTTAATTTAGGTAAATCTGGAATTGGAATATTTTCAACCACTGCGTATGCAGTAGCCGTAGTTCCGCTAGGTATAAAATGCACTGTGTCTAATTCTAACACCGTATATTTTTTTCCTATTTCGTGTGCTTGTTCATCTCCAAATATTATGTACATTTGTTTCTCCTGTAAATAGTTATCATGCATTTCGCCTTTGATTTAATTTCTGACCTACACGTCGAGACCTGGGATAAATTTAACTGGGTCGGACAACCTACCGCTCCGTATTGTGTAGTAGCCGGCGATGTTAGTCGAGATCCCGAACTTGTAATGGAAACCTTAGAACACCTAGGACAACAATACGCCGGGGTGTTCTATATTGACGGCAACGATGAACATAGATATTATCTTGAAGATTTGAACGGCAGCTATCAAGTTTTAAGAGAGGCAATTAAAGGTGTTAAAAATGTAGTGTTTATGCAAGATAATGTGGTCATTGTCAATGGCGTTGCTATTTTGGCTACCAACGGATGGTGGACTTATGATTTTGCTACTGAATTTAGTATTGAAGAAAGTCAAGAATGGTTTCAAGACTATGCACAAATATCAAATTCAAGTGCTAATGCTATAACTGGTGTGGCCCATCACGATGCTGCATATATTATTAATAGTGTAAGTAAATTGCAACGGCAACGAGACGTTAGTTCAATTGTTATTGTTAGTCATACTGTACCGGCACCCTGGATTATTAAACACGATATTGATTTAGCAGATAATGTACGATTTAATACCATGGGAAATTTACACTTACAACAAGCACTGGACGAAGATACAGAAAATAAAGTAAAGGCCTGGTGTTTTGGTCATTATCATAAAAGTGTCGACCGAGACTTTGGTGGTGTGCGATACGTTAGTAATCCTCGAGGTCGAGGAGATACCACTTGGCAACAAAATCCATACTTTCCAAAACGAATTGAATTTGAGATTTAGGCCGTTTCAGGCTCTAGTTTAATTTGCAATGGGAAATTATTACTGCGAGCACATAAGGTAACTTCAATTCCTTTTTGCTCAGCAATCTCGTAAGGCAGTACAGCCACTACCGCAGCCCCTTGAGAATGAATATCTTCCATAATTTTTACTGCTGTTTGCGTGGTATAATTAAAAAAATCAATTAAAGTTTCAATCACAAACTCCATGCTGGTTTGACTGTCATTCAAATAAATGATTTTAAACATAGGAGGCTCTTTGATACCTTCAACAGTTTTTATTTTTGCGATAGCATCAGATTGTGACATTTATGGTCCTTTGAAATAGTGGAGGGCACCCTGCCCTCCACTGTATTTACTATATTATACTAGTTTGCGTAAGTAATCGCAATAGTCTTTGGTTTCATTGCGTCAGGAAGTCGACGTTCTAACTTGATAGTTAAAATGCCATCTTGAGATAATGCACTAATAACTTCAACATAATTGTCAAGAGTAAAAGAACGAACAAAACGACGGGCACTGATGCCGTGGTGTTCGTAAGTATGACCCTCGGGTAATTCTGTTACAGGCTTTTCGCCAGTGATAATTAGTTGACCCTCATTGACATTCACTTCTACTTCACCTTGAGTAAAGCCGGCAACCGCTACTTGGATTTCGTAGGTGTTCTCGCCTGTTTTTAAGATGTTGTATGGTGGATAGTTGGTATTGCTGTTAGCCGTGTCAATTTGATTTGTGATGCGATCAAATAAACGGTCAATACCAATGGAATTGCGATAGAATGGACTAAGGTCCAGAGTTGTGATTTTTGTCATTGTTTTCTCCTTTGTTAAGCAAGTGACATACTGTGGACCCGACCATCGGCATCCACAGTATTATTTAGTATCGTTCGTTGGCTACATCAATAACTTGATATTGTAACCAAGGGCGCAATTCTAGATCAGCCGGATTCCAAGTCATAACAAACAAACTAAAATGCTCGGCTTGGTCAAATCCAACTCTATGGTGATATTTTATTGTTTTGTAAGTATAGCGGACGCCATACCTTTCTGCCCAACTCTTTACTTCTCTTTTGATATCTTCCAGTTCGTTGTTGTAACGAACATCAAATCTGATATACACATCAATACTGTTTTTTAGGAAGTTGCTGACTGCGTAACTGTTTACGCCAACGTGCTTTTGCGGCACCTTTTTTGCGTTTACGTTCTGTTGTTGGTTTTTCGTATGTTTCTCTAGCTCGTAAATCTTCTAACAGGCCGGATTCTTGCACTTTTTTCTTGAATTTTCTAAGAGCTTTTTCTACATTGCCGTCAGTGATTAGTACCGAATTTCCGTAGAATTGCTTCATAAATTTTCTTGCAATAGTGTCATAGGCGTATTTACCTGGGTTTTATTGATTGTCACTTGTAAAATGTCAGCTTTTCGGTAACGTGGTAAGTCAAACATATGACATAGCAATACCCGCTCTAGTTCACTATGTAACCCTCTGGCACCGGTTCGAGTATTAAGGGTACGTTCTGCTATAATGTCCAGGCTTTCTGCATCAAATAACAATTCAACTCCATCTTGATCAAATAACCACTTGTATTGACCAACAAAGTTGTGTTGAACTTCGGTTAAAATACTAATCAACTGCGGTTTTGTTAAATTATGTAAACTAACATAACTACTAAACCGGCCAACAAACTCTGGTATTAACCCGTATCGAACCAAATCATCAGGACTAACTTCTGCTAAATCAACCTCTACTGGATCGGTCAACTTGGCATTAAACCCCATGCTGGTGCCCTGAAGCCGAGTTTTTACAATATTTTCTAAACCAACAAATGCGCCGCCGGCAATGAATAAAATATTAGTAGTATCAATTTCAATGCCGTCGCTGGTGGCCTGTTTTCGACTTCCTTGCGGTATAATTTTGCACTTGGTTCCTTCTACTAACTTTAGCAGGGCCTGTTGTACTCCCTCGCCACTTACATCTTTGCTCACAGTGGCACTTTCGCTCTTACGACTGATTTTATCAATTTCATCTAGAAAAATAATGCCACGTTGACAGCGGTCTACATCATTATTGGCTGCAGTATACAAACGAGCAATAAGACTTTCAACATCGTCACCCACATAGCCCGCTTCGGTCAAGGTAGTGGCATCAGCAACAACAAATGGCACATCAAGATAGCGAGCAACTGAGCGGGCCATAAGTGTTTTACCGGTACCGGTTGGCCCGATCATCAGGATATTGCCTTTGGATATTTCTGTGGCAGTATCTAAGTTATTGATTCGTTTGTAATGATTGGTTATGGCCACGGCCAATACAATTTTAGCTGTGTCCTGCCCTACAACATATTGATTTAAGTAATCACGAATGTCCCTAGGATCTGGGATTGATTTTTTTGTTGGGTCTTTCTTGCCAGATTTTTTAGTATCTTTAAGCAGATTATTGCAAAGATCCACACACTCATTACAAATGGCCACGGTGTGACTGACAATTATTTTACCAACTGTATCTTTGTGTTTATTACAAAAACTACAGTGACTTAAGGTGTCTGTCATGTTATCCTAACTTGGGATATTGTTGTAAACGAAGTGCTATATGGTCGCGTTCGGCATTGCTTAATAACTCTGGATCGTATTCACCAGAATCAATTTTGTTAATTAGATGATCGATGTAGGCATCGTTGTATGCATAATTGTCGCTGAGATCTTTATCAACTTGAATCCAGTTTACTCCATTAAATTTATACAGAGCACTGGGTAGTTGATCAACCCGCAAGAACATATCACCTTTTTTTACATTTGTTGGAAATTTAGACCCAAATCCTTGAACCTCACCGGTTGGTCCCGTGGGCACATTATCTGCTTCAAGTACTAACTGATCTTGATACTCTGGGCGTTCCCATGGTAGTTGATCAATGGCCCCGGCGTGATATAATTTTTCATACCGTTTCATTGTATCGCCTGGATGAGCAAATTTCCATGCTCGTTTAGCTGTACGATTTAGTTTACTTTCTTGATCTAGCACCTCCGATTCATTGTTGGTGGAGGCATCGGGCAAAGACTTATTAAACATCCAGCCTGGTGGGCTCGGGTCAACATCAACTTTCTCAGGCTGAATCATTGGATCTTTGGCAAGCTCGTTAAGCGGAGCAGATGCATTAGGATTAGTTCCAGTAACATCTTGACGTAATATCTCATCTGCATGATAATAGTCTTCTACGGGTATATGTGTATGCTGATCTTTTTTGGCCTCTTGCATAGACTTATTAATCTGATCTATTTGGTCATCTGTTAACTGCCCATCACCAGCTTCATACTCTGATTCATCTTCTTTTTTCTTCTTAGAATTGAATAAATCAATACTATGTTCCCATTCAAAGGCCTTAGTGGCTGCCAATAATAATGTCAAGGCTAGCGGATCAAACACAATAACAATAAGGATAATAACCCAGCGTACTGCTCGTTCTAATACATTTGTATCGGGGTCGTCGCCATATATTAACGCCGCAATATATTTAATTGGTCCTACTTCTGCGTCTACCTTGCGGGCGGCACTAGCAACAGGAGCTCTCTGTTCCTGTAGTCCGGTAATTTCTTTTTGTGCTTTAGAGATATCATTTTGCAAGGCAGTCCGCTCTCGACCTTGACTACGTCGGAGGTTCGCAGCTTTATCTGCGCCTTGTTCGCTTGAACTGCGTGACATAGTTTGATCCACTGCGGCATCCATCTGAGACAGGGCTTTTCTTGCAGCTTCAATGTTATCTTTTTGGGTTCGAATTTTATCATCAAATATTTGTACCTGCGCCTGTACATCTCCAGATGGTATTGCCTGATCTAAATGCGCCTTGCTGAGGAATCCAAATACCCCCATGGAAGTCAGGACCATTAATACCATCACCGCCGAAGATAGATATAATTTGTATTGTATCTCGGCCTGTTTCCAGTACTTGTGTAACCATAATACTGTGACAATTTTACCAATTTCCAAACTTCCACCGAGAACTACAATAGGCCAAAAGGCCGCGGCAAATATAGCAGTTAAGCCTAGTATAGAATAAACTGCAGCCGATAAACTAAGTATCAGTGCGGTAACAAGGGTCATATATCCAAAAAGCATAGACTAATATTTATTTGGATTCAAATCGAGTTAATGCAAGGTTAATTTCTCTTTCAGCGGTGACAATGCGGCATTCTAGTTGGCGGATACGTTTTTCACAGTGTAATACTCGTATGGCCAAGAATATTGTAATGGCAACAATGATGGTAAAGCTGGCGCCCCAGCCGACAATAATGCTATAGGTCCAGTACCACAAACTGTCAATACCCTGGGTTAATAAATTAACAGAAGTCATACTATTCTTTACGCCCGCCAAATAATTGTAATAGATTGATAAACAAATTGATAAAATCCATGTACAGGTTTAATGCCCCCGATACCTCGGCTACTCCGGTACTGTCCTGACTAACCATTTCACGGATTTTTTGGGTGTCGTAGGCTGTTAATCCTAAAAAAATTATAATGGCCAATGCCGAGATAACCATCTGCATCACAGTACTACCAATAAAGATATTAACAATACTGGCAAGGATAATAGCAATAAGCCCCACAATCATAAACTTACCCATGCTATCCAGACTGGTCTTGGTAAAATATCCGTAGACACTCATGGTAATAAACAGAATAGCTGCGCCAAAAAATGCACCAATGATACTGGTGCCAGTGTACACTACAAAGATTGAACTCATACTCAGTCCCATTAGGGCGGCAAACAATTGCAACATGGTCTGGGCCTGGAGTTTAGTTGCTTTGGTCATGGCCCAAGACATGGCAAAAATCATGGCCAGCGGAGCAAATATCACAATCCATTTCATGACACCTGTAAAAAAGAACTGCATGAGTGCAGGACTGGTCGATACCAAATAACTTACTACCATGCTAGTAATCACAGCCAAGGACATGTTATTATACACCCGTAACATGGCACTATTTACTTCTGTGGCGCCTCGATAAACTGCTTCCATTTTATTTCTCCTTAAATTATTCCGGTTTGCCGCCGGTGCACGAACCATCTGCAAACCAAAGATCTTGTGCCTGTTTTTGATATTCAGCCAGGTCATTATCTTTGCGTTCTTCTTCTTCAAGCCACAACATTTTTTGATGCTGATACAGGTCTTCACTAAGAGCATGCCAGCCAAGACATTTGCCAGTGGGGCTACGACCACATCCGCACAGGCCGGCAACTTTAGAGTTTGGCATCATTAATTTGTTTCCTAAGATTAATATTTTGTTCCAACATCTCTTGTGCCAATCTTTTATAGTAAGTGGCATCATCATGCGTTTGTACATGCTGTGGAATTGTTTTAATTTCTTGCATTACTCGAGTAGGTATATTATTTTTTCCAATAAAATATCCAACCGCTCCACCAAGGATAGACCAATAAATGGGCCTAAATAATATCCAAATACATCCCCATACAATTAAAATCGCCCAAAACCATAAAAATGCTTCCATGTCTACTCGTCCCGGGGCATGTTAGCTGCTTCTTTAACTAACTCAAGTAACTGTTCAATACTTGGAACCATAATTTTAGCATTACGCCAGTCATCTTCGCCGTTTTTACCGCCGATGTCAATTAAAAATCCATTGTCATACATGGTGATACTAAAATGGTCATTTACTGTAGTGAGCTTGTCACTGATTTTATTGATTGGTTTCCTTGCCATTATTTGTCCTCGAGTTTATCTGCACAATCTTTACATTTACAAATGATCAACACTACTAACAGTGAAATAATAATTACCAATGTTCCTTCAACTAGCCACATCATAATTTTTCTCCTGGTTCAAATCCTCGGAATCTTACAAATCTTGGAAATCGTAAACTATAAGTTCCATCCTGATTTTGAGTTACAGCATCAGCTTGGACTTCAACCACTCGACCAAGTAAATCAGTCCTGGCAGCCCAATACTCGTTACGATCGCTATCAGACAGACCACTACCAACATTGACACAAATATTTCGTTCATCATCTACTCCTTCACATATTATAGCACCCAACCGGCCAAGATTGCGACCGGTTCCTTCTTCAAATCCCACAATATTTAAGTCTACTGTAATAGTGGGTTTCCATTTCATCCAAAATGTACTACGGCGACACTCGTATGGGGCATCAATATCCTTAATCATAATGCCTTCAAATCCTGCAGCCACTGCATCATGGGCATAGCGGCGCAATACGTCATGCCCTTCGGCTGTGCTTAGGTCAACTTCAATGCCGTCCATGATGCGAACATAATCAGTGAGTTCTTCAAATACCGCACGATACTGTTCGAGTGTGGCCAGGCGCTTGTGTTGTTGAGCATTCCAATATCCACGCTCAAAGTCCGTTAGTGGCACAATATCAAAAACACTATACACCATACCTTCGGTTTTGACATCACTTTTGCGTTGTGCCTGCTTCATTAGGGCTTGGAATGATTCACCAATGATTTCACCATCCAGGACAAAACCGTTAGGATTAGTGGTAAAGAATTTGGCAAACTTATTTCTAATACTGTCAATTGATTCTACAATATGCGGAAAGTTCTCAAATGGTTTGCCGTTACGACTGTATAAATTAGTGCTGGTTCTAGTCACTACCGCCAAGACACGTACACCATCTAACTTTTGCTCCAGTCGTTTAACCCCGGTCATCTTGGCCACATGTTTGTTTGAGTCGGTGGCCAGTTGACATTCAAATACTGGGATCTTCCATTCTGTATTATCCAGTACCTTGTTCAGGGTACGTTCGGTAATGCCACAGCGTAGATCTTTGATAATGACTCTACGGCATAGATTGTTCCACTCTACGGTATCAAACTGCTCCGACATAAACTCAATAGCTGTCTTGGCATTATGGCCTGTAAGGCTACGAGTGCGTAGTGCTTCTAGCATGGCCCAGAACTTTGGCCAAGGATTTTCTTTGTCTTCTAATCCTTCGGTTTCGGGAACTTTCTTTACACCAAACACATAATAGGGGTTGTAGGCCTGGTAGCAGTTGAACAAAAAACATTGAGCATTTGAGCTTCCTAATTTAGCAGCCATTAGAGCTTTTTCAATTACTGATTCTTTGTGTAAACGGCTGTCGCTACTTTCTAAATCTCGTATCCAGTCTGCGGCCAGTTTGATTCCTTCAAATTGTGGAGCGGTATAATCTATTGTATGAGTATTTACTCTTACCATCCCCATTATTTTAAATCCATAATATGATTAATAACGGCTGTTGCTTCTGGAAAGCCTTGTTTCTCTTTTGAGAGAACTATAGTTTCAATCATGTCCATTTGGATATTGTATAATCCAGATACAAAGGTCATAATATCTTCTTTTTTCATCTTGTAAGTAATTTTATATTGCTTTTCTAGCTGAGCTTTTTCAACTTCGTTCTTTAAAGCGTCATACCAAACAACTTTAGGCGCCGTTGGATTAATGTGACGACCATCATCCGGTGTAGGAGCTTCATTCATACACTTACGCATGAATGCGTCAAAGTCTTCGGCGTTCATTATGACACCTCTTCAAGAGTGAGTTGACGAGCAGGGTACGCAATTGAACCATCATACTCGAGTTGACTGCGTTCAAAGTCTGTAAGAAAATCGTCTGCTACTTGACCGTAACCGATAATGTATTCGCGATATCCGTCATTGCTTTCTTCGATCTGCTTGCGAAACATTTCGGCTAATTCGTCAAGCACTTCTTCACTACGACCAGCAGGTCCTAGATCAAACATATAATCGTTGCCACCCTTCATTTTCCAATACTGAGGGCATGAACCTTTACCATCCCAATCGTGGGCGCCGTAGTTTTCTTCTACTTGGGTAACAATATGTAATTTCATTTCAGCTCCTACTTGTTTAGTTTATAGTACTATTATAGCAGTTGGACCATTTCTGGTCAACCAACTCAACTATTAACCGTGGCAAACGGACTTAGTTCTTCCTGTTGTTTATTGGCAACAAAATCAAAGGCATATTCACCGGTGTCACCAATTGGGCTTACTTGCACACTACCCAGGCCAAACTGTTTAGATAATGTATGGAATACTGTGCGAGCTTGTGCTTCGGTAATAGTTCTCACAAACAAGGTACCATTGTAAAACTCTGTTGTTACAGGCTCGTTTGTAAGAGTTATCTTAACCAACTGATCTACTAAAGTATTAAACATATCTGCTCCTTATTATTCACTATACAAACATTATAGCAAATCGGGCATTTCTGGTCAACCAAAAGAGGTGTTGTATTTTTGCCACAGAAAAAGGGCATTAGCCCCAAGTTCTGTAGTATGCTTCTAACGCCCGTTTGCGAGCTAACAACAATCTAAGTTTTACTTCGTCGGATAAGTCATCGTGTACCTGACCAGTTTGATTGACCAGTTCTGGTCGCCGGTAACCAATCTGTAGGTCTGGTGCTTCATCATAGTAATCGGTATCATCTTCGTTTAAGAATAACCGGGCTATGGGTTGATGAGTTTTAGCGAGGTGTATTCGTGCTCGGGGTTTTATGATGGTTACACGGACCCGATCTACGGGTGTCACAATTCGGGCAACATACTCGGAGGGAGGCGTCTCCTCGTAGTCCGGCTGAGCCAAACTTGGCTGGCTTGTTATCGCGGCCATTAGTAACAGTATTAAGTGTGAACATTGAAATCTCCTTAGCATACTATATTAACGCTTAGGAGTTAGATTAAGTTGACAGGTCTGGTAAAATTAAATTTTAATTTGAGGTAATGCTTGAGCCACAGTGTAAACACTAGAAATTAAATTGGCTTCGGTTGGAGCAGGATTTGGTATTAATGGTATGTCGCTTTGGGTCAAAATTCCAGCTTCATTCAGTGTGGCATTATTTTGACCTTGACGCATGACTGCAATAATACTTTGGCCGCCCACACTACCGTACACTACATTGGCACTGGCGGTACTAATGGTGGGTGTCAGACTTATAGTTATGGTTCCGCTTCCAGAGCTGATGGCTGTGGCTGTGGATCCCACTGGTATTCCGGGCCCACTCACCGTGTTACCGACCGTGGTCACTCCGGTAAATGTGCTGACCGAACTTATGGTCTTATTGCCCAACACTATAGTTCCAGTAAATGGATTATAATCAGCCACGGCTTCAAGATATTGACAGGTTCCACCTTGTTGAATGTCTTGCCCATAACTGGGTAAACTCATTGTAAAACTAAAGACAGCCGTTTGACTATTGGCCGTCAAATTTGCAAAATAATCACCAAATCGAAGTCCGGCTCGATACTGTAAATCTTGTTCATTACCCATCTGCTGACAGATATTGGCAAAATTACTGTTCATTTTGGTTGTTTGTGTGGGGTATGCGGCAACCAATGTACTGCATTCGGCCCGCAATGCTGTAATAATTCCAGCAATAGCTGCATTACGAGCATCGGCTGCCGTAGCATATATTCTGTAGTCACCGGCTCCTAGTCCGCTAGGAACAATACAGGCCCACCCCAGATATTCAGGTAGAGTTGGTGGATAAGCCGGATTTGGAATATGATAATCGTATGCACCACTCATAACATTAATTACGTTTTGATAACCACCTTGCAATGTTGTAGTATTCATTGTGGCCAACTGTGTAGCGGCTGCGGCAATGTTTCCGGCTGTAACCCATCCAGCGGCAGTTCCTAAACAGTCCATGGTTGTGATACTGCCGCACGGACCAGTACCTAGTCCTAGTTGACTTAACAAATAAGTTTTTGTGGCAGGAGTAACTGCCCTTGTTTGTTGATTAATTGCTGGCAGACCTTTGTTGGTGTTCTGTGCTATAATTGTAGCGGCCAGAGTCTGCAACGACATGTTTGGTACACCTGTGATTTGTTGCAAAGACACGTACAAGGCCTTGTTGGCCAAGGCCAAATCGCTGGGTATGATTTGACTTAGTCTATCGTAGGCTATCATACAGTCGAACTCAATACATAGGGCGGTAAACTTTGCACCAGATTGGTGTTGACTGACCCTTGAGTATTGGTGTAGATCGCCCGAGATCCATTTTTGGTATTCACTGTCAAGGTTTGAAAACTATTGGGGAATAATTTAACAGGATTTAACAAATCAGCCATGGTAGTTAATCCTGTGGTTGTTACTCCCATCAGTTGTAAAATCTGTGTAAGTGCGTCACCGGTAATTTGCGTCATGGCCAGGTACATGGTTTTTTGTACAGAATCGCTAACCGTGGCTTGTGGATCATCTAAACTAATAACAACATCCGATGGTACTCCTGCACCAACGAATGTTAATGACACTACCGGAACGGTTCCGACTATATTGACAATTTGTTTCATTAGCGCCAGAGGACTGCCAAGGTTTCCAAGGTCATCTAAATTCCATAACTGTCCCAAATTACTCAAATCCTGGCCAAATGCTTCGGTAGCTAAATTTACCGTGGTAATATCACCGGTGGTCATGTTATCCGTGGTCGAGAATGTATCACACAAATAAGTGTCCGAATTACAGGCACTAATAATAAATTGATTGGCCAACTGCTCGTAAGCTACACAAGCAGCCAAAATTTGTGCAAACCGACTGAAATCCCAATTGGTTGATAAACCAGTTGGGCTACCTAGATACAGATTGGCCTTGGTATTAATTATACCTGTAAGTCCAGGTGGATAGGTTACGTTGCTGAATGTTCCTAAATTCAAATAGACTTGCGGAATACTGTCGCCGAGTGCAGAACAAGTATTACTGGCAATATTAGCTAGAGCATTGGCATTGGCCGTAGTAATACCACCAGTGCCAGCAACGGCCTGGGTCTGCATGGTGATCCATGTGCTAATTAGACTTTGACTGGTATAACTACTGACTGAATTGGTCAAGACCGGACTGACTCTAAGACCTTGATTTTGTAACACATAGTTGGTAGTGGTTAGTTGTAAGGGGCTTAGGGTACTAGGATAGTTATCGTAAATCGAAGCCACGTTATGCTCCTCCTAGGATAACGTCAAGGCTACCAGTTACTCTAGGATGTCCACAGGTATCCACACTAGGCCAGGTAGCAATTGGCACTCCGTTGACTAGCACAGTACCAGGTTTAAATTGAAGATGAGCTACACAATGAACATATTGACCAGGGCCGCCGCAGGGCGGATGGGGTGTTACCGGTGCTCCTACTATAGCAATAGGACGATTATTGACTAGTACCGTAGGGTCGCATCCAGCTATAGTGACTAGACCGCCGCCAGTATTAGCATCACCTAATCTAACTACACCCTGTGGCATTGTTTATCCCATTAAGATTTTACTATTGCGTACTGGTTTGATGCCAGTGGTTGCTTCTAAGTAGTGATCAGCAACTTCTTCTCGAGTCTGACAAATCATTGCTACTGCTGTTTTATTTATAGTGATATTTTCCTTGGGATTTCCGGTAAACATGGTAAAAATCAATTGAATGCCTTTATCGCTAGGAATAGCACTCAATGGCTGTGTAACCACATAATGATCCGGGTTATCTTCAACTGTTTTGGCCACCAGTTCGTCGGCGTTGGTTAATTTAAAGGTATAAACTTTGTTTAATTCTATTTTCATGCGGTCTCCAGTGAGTGTTTTTGTATGGCCATTTGGTAACCTACTCCGGTTACTGTAAATCTCCGAATAAAGGTATTCATAAAGGCATCAATGGCGGCTTTGGGTCGATCTAAATGATCAGGTGCGTGGTCCCAAAAATAATCATCAAACAACATAATTCCGCCCGGTTTAAGTAGACCCCAACACATGCAGGCATCGGTCATGGCAGCTTCTCCGGTATGATTACCGTCTACATAGATAAAATCATATTGTGCGCCAGTGCCAATTAACATGGCCAATGCTTGATAAGAAGTATGCGGTACTACATTAACTGTTTGCGTGGGTTTTTTTGAAAGATTAACATTGCGATTAAATCTAGCTTCTAATTCGGAGTCTTTAAGATTGTCTGGATCGTTGCGTACATCATCTATGCCAGTGAATGGATCAATGCAGGTAATGGTACCTGTATTTTTTAACATATTTTCCAGCATCCAACAAGTGGCCCGACCTTCAAACGATCCAATTTCTAAAATAGATTCAACACGGCCAAGTCTTTTTTTAATGTCTGCAAAATTTGTGGTGTTGTGTGTAAACCAATCTACTGTCCAAATATGTTCCATGCGTTCCTAAGATAAGTGTTGTCGGAGTTCAGTGAATCCGCCTATATAATTATCGTCTAGAAAGATCTGCGGTAAAGTTCTTGCGTCGGGCACTGCCGCTAATAGTTGATCTTTGGTCCAATCGGTACTAACATTACGTTCTTCAAACTCAATGCCTTTTAATTTTAATAAGTTCTTGGCCTGCACACAAAACGGACAAGAATTTTTACTCCATACGATGGCTTTCATTGTATTCTTCTTTTATAGTATTACTGCTATTTTATTTTCTTGTACTAACAAATCTCTAATCTGTGTGCATTCAAACTGATATTCACATTCACGATTTGATTGATGATATGTTGCTAACAGTGAGCAAAACTGACCACATTGTGTATTTTCAAATGGACAACTATTGCATTTTTGATTCATAATATTTTCTTCTTATAAGTTTGGTAATGCGTCGTAGTCCAGGGTGTCGCCCATGACTCCAATTACATAGTTGGTTGATTCTGATTCTTGTAGGGCTGTTTGTTTATTGCTGGTGTTGACATGTTTGTTAAACCAAGGAATTGGGGTTGTCCTTGGTGCTGGAGTTTGATACTTGATCCCAATCTCTTTAAGTGCGCCAACAGCGGTGTAGTCAACAAAATCTTTGAGAATGTTTGCGTTGAGACCAATCACAGGACCTTTATTAAACAAATAGTCTGCCCATTGTTTTTCTTCACGTATAACGTCCAGGTACATTTGATATACTTCTGCTTCACACTCTACCTTGGCACGAGCAAAGCGTGGATCTTCTTTGACCACTTGATTGATCAACCATGCTGTCCAGTCCTTGTGCAGGATTTCATCTTGCAAGATCAATTGAATAATATTACCGTTGCCAATGAAGATACGATTCTCAACCATAGCTAGACTTGTGGCAAACGATACCATAAAACGGAATGCTTCCAGACCGTAGCTGGCGTTGAGTGCTAACCAGATGGCATTGATGTGATGCTTTTCATCAAAATCCTCAAGCAACTCTTTACGACAGTTGATCATATGCAGACGATCATAGTAAAGGCCAATACTTGATGCCATTCCTACAATCTCTTGGATATCGTGAATCTTGTTAAACTCGTCCTTAGGCACGTTGTAGATGTTACGAATGATATGACTGTAACTACGCGAGTGAATATTTGTTTCAAAGAAACCCCAGTTATACATCAAGGCTTCAAGTTCAGGAATACTACACACAGGCGTAAACACTTGTGTGGGGCCGCGTCCTTGTAAACTGTCTAGGGCTGTTTGACGTAGCAAGTTACTGGTAAAGATATGGCGAACTGTGTCTGTGGCTTCCTTAAAGTCGTTGGCATCCTTGGTCAGACTAATCTCTTCTGGAACCCAAAAGAATCCTCTAGCTTCTGCTTCAAACTTTGTCAGCTTGTTATACTTTGCTTCTTCGAAGCGTTGAATAGTAACTGGCCCTGCTGGATCCAAGAACATCTTGCGATGTAAGTAATCTGTTTTTGTACCTAGGTTGTATTGTGCTTGACTCATAATTGTTCTTCTTTTTTTAGTTTTACATCATTCCATAATTTCATATTATTAGTGCCTTTATGTCAATGGCTGGCCCACTGTATAGTGTCCAGGTCAATGCCGTCTTTGTACATTTCCCAAAGTGGACTTAGTTCTCTTAGGCCAGCAATCTTGCGTTGAATCAATTCAATGGCAAAGTCTATTTCCAATTCAGTGGTGTATCGTCCCAGAGTAAAGCGTATACTGCTGTGTGCTAGTTCGTCATTGCGACCCAGAGCTCGCAGCACATAACTGGGTTCAAGGCTGGCGGATGTACAAGCAGATCCTGAACTCACTGCCAGTTGTTTTAAGGCCATGATCATGCTTTCGCCTTCGACATAGTTAAAACTGATGTTGAGGTTGTGAGGAACACGTTGATCCATGTCACCATTGACGTACACCTGCTCAATTTCTTGCAGACCTGACAACAATCTGTCACGCAACATACCTATACGTGCAGTTTCTATTTGCATGTGTACTTTGGCCAGCCTAAATGATTCGCCCATGCCAACAATTTGATGGACGGCTAGTGTTCCAGAGCGCATACCGCGCTCATGACCACCACCATGAATCTGAGCCTCAATCCGAATACGGGGCTTACGCCGCACAAATAATGCGCCAATGCCTTTTGGACCATAAGTCTTATGAGCACAAAAGCTCATTAAATCTACCTTAAGTGTTTGTAGGTCAATCTCTACCTTACCGGTTGCTTGTGCGGCATCTACATGAAGAATCACACCACGTTTACGACAGAATTCACCAATGCGAGGAATGTCTTGAATAACACCAATCTCATTATTTACAAACATCACCGAAACTAAAATAGTATCCGGGCGCACAGTCGATTGAAATACTTCAAAATCAATTAGCCCATCAGACAATACATCCAGGTAAGTTACTTCAAACCCTTCACGCTCGAGCTCACGGCAAGCATCCAACACCGCCTTGTGCTCGGTTTTTACTGTGATGATGTGCTTGCCTTTTTCCTTATAGAAATGAGCAGCACCTTTAATGGCCAAGTTATTGCTTTCGGTGGCGCCACTTGTCCAAACAATTTCTCTTGGATCAGCACCGACCAATTTAGCCACTTCGTTTCTGGCATTTTCAACAGCCTCTTCGGCACTCCAGCCATAGGCATGACTGCGTGATGCAGGATTTCCAAACTGCTCACGCATGAATGGAATCATAGCATCTACTACTAGTGGATCCATAGGTGTAGTTGAACTGTAATCTAAATATACTGGAAATTTTGCGTAATCTATCATTATTATATTATAATTTGCAAGCTTCGCAATCTTCTTGATCGTCAAAGTCTATTACTTCTAATTTTTCTTCTACTGGTTCGTCTTGACCTTTACTACCTTGTTTGTTAATCAAACTGTAATAAAATGTCTTGAGTCCCCAGCGATGTGCCAACATTAAATTCTTGGCAATCAGGGTAGTCGGAACTTTGCGGTCGGCAAAGTGGGCGGGATTATAAAATGTGTTGGTTGAAATACTTTGATCCACATAGGCTGCAATAACAGCTGCGGTCTTTAGGTAACCATCGCAATCTTTTTGTTCCCACATGAGTTGATACTTGGTCTTTAACTTGTTGTATTCTGGAGCAACTTGAATCAACGACCCTGCTTTAGATTCTTTAACAGTGATCAAGCTCATTGGCATTTCAATTCCGTTGGTTGAATTAATTACAACACTGGAACTTTCAACAGGCGCTACCGCCATCAAGGTTGCATTACGCACACCAGATGTTTTCATTTTCTCTCGAAGTGTTTCCCAATCAAGTTCAGGCTTAAAGTTGGCTAATTCATTCACTGCGTTAGCTCGGCGCTCCCAAGGAAACTCACCTTTCCCATAGCGTGTCAGGCCCGAGTGAGTGCAAGGGCCACGTTCTTTGGCTAACTCTACAGTGGCCTCTGTCAAATAGAATGCTTGATGTTCCATCCAGGTTTTAACTTCTTGGAGTGCATCTTTTTCACCATAAAGTAAGCCACGTTTAGCATGCCAATAGGCAAGATTAGTGATGCCAATACCTAGAGGTTGGATTTCTTGGTTACTTAACTGGCTTTGAATACTTAAAAAGTCTTGATAATCAAGAATATTACACAGACTACGTTGTAGAATACGGCAAGCACGGCGCATATCTTCAGGATTGCGAAATGCTCCCCAGTTGATACTGCCCAATGTGCATAGAGCAATACGGCCTTCATCGTCATCTAAGCGTTTAAAACTCTTGGTTGGTAATAGGATTTCACAGCACAAGTTACTTTGATAAATTGTATGGTACTCGGGATCAAATGGGCCTTGTTCTTGAACATTGTCGATAAACACCAAGTAGATGCGCCCTGTGTCGGTTCGCTCTTTCAAGATACCACCTTTGAATACATCTTCGGCGGCCATGGTCTTAGTTCTTAGGTCTTTTCTCTTTTCGTATTTAACATACAGTTGTTCAAACAAAGCGGTGTTCTTGTAAAAGGCCTCATACAGGTCAGGCACTTCGTTAGGGTCAAAGAATGTTATTTGTTCTTTGTTTTTAAATCGTCTCCAGAAGAATGCGGAAAGCACAACCCCATAATCCATAAAACGGACTCGGGTTTCTTCTGTTCCTTGATTGTTTTTAAGAACAATAAGATCGTCAAACTGAAGATGCCAAATAGGATAGAATACAGTAGCACTTGCATTGCGGATACCTCCTTGTGAACAGGATCGCAGATCACCAAACCATTTCTTTAAGAATGGAATCATTCCTGTGTGCATGATCTCTCCGCCACGGATGGGTGCCCCCAATGGGCGAAGACGACCAATTTCTAAACCAATGCCGGCACGCTTGCTGGCATACTTGGCCATCATCTCTCCCGAAGCAAATATAGAATCCAAGTTATCATCACTACGAATAAGCACACAACTACTAAACTGTTTTGTAGGAGTACCAAGTCCAGCCAGAACAGGAGTAGCAAGAGTGAACAGACCATCGCTCGCACAATTATAGTATTCTTTGATAAGACGCATACGAGCCGTGTTAGGTTCTTCCTTATGGAACACAGTCGCTGCCGCAACCATGTATCTAATTTGTGGAGTTTCATAAATTTCCTTTGTGGCACGGTTGCGTACCAGGTATTTTTCAATTAACTGCTCAATGGCCGCATATGAATATTCTTCATCCTTGGCATGATCCAGCATGTCATTCATTCGATTCCAGTCATCTTCTGTGTACCATTCAAGAAGTTCACCGGTATAAAGACCTGTGGCCACATTCTTCTTTACGATTTCGTACAGGTGGGGAACTTCGTATGTGCCATAAACATTTTTACGTAACATGCTCAAGCGTTGCTTGCCTGCTACGTATTGGTAGTTGGTATGACCTACATCTGGGTTTGACTCAATGTCAATTAAGTCAACAATAGCTCGGAGGGTAATTCCGTCAATTTCTTCGGTGGTAATACCATCATAAAAATGTAATTGTGCCTTGATCTCTACCATTGATTGACTGACATCGGCAATTCCCTGGCAGACTTTAGCAACTTGTGCCTGCCACTTCTCAATATGCAGTGGTTCTCGCTGACCGCTTCTTTTTACAACTGTAATCTGCATTCTTGACTTTCGTTCTTTTTAAATTATATACTACTATTTTATTTGATGTTGCTCAAACTGCTGATGAATTTTTACTTCTTGATTGGTATTTACGACACTAGCCGAGCTCCAATTAAGTATATATTTTGTTTTGCTGACCAGGACTAAATTACGGCCATCATCAGTCAAAACCAAGGTTGCATCCGCCATATCTTCACGATCTAGTAAACTTATAGTATACAGGATTCCCAGGGCTTTTGCAACATCACAATACACGTTATCACTCAAAAGTTGCCAAGGATCAGGCCATTGTGTATGATCATCCCAGTGTAGATAGTATGGTTGCCAGGGAGAGTTGCTCCACCAGGCGTTAATGGCGGTAAGTGCTGCTTCTAAATCTTGAGATTGGGCAGAGGTACGCAGTGTGGCCCAGGATTCCAACCTGGTGGCAAAATCAGTGTGCCACATTAAGCTAGATACGTGATAGAGTAGCTGAGTACAGCATTGGTGCCGGTGTTGGTGGTTGTAAATCTAAAACTGATTATATCGGCTGATTCGGTAAATGTTAAAGTTACCCCAGTGGTGGAATTTTCAACAAAATCATCTGAATAATCAATGTCGCCGGTGCTGTCTGCGGTAGGACTGGCCACTAGTATGGTGCCTGTGCGACATCCTGTGCCGCGAACCAGGGTATAGTTTACGCTAAATGCTGATATTTCTGCTGAGTCTATTGTGGTGACGACTCCGGAACTATTGTTAGTCAGCGTGGTACTAATTCCCGACTGTCTAGTATAGGTACCTTGTTGTGTGGTCACGCCGTTGGTTGTGGCTATACTTTGTGTGTTATTGAGTGTTATGCGAGGATAAGCAGTGCCTGGAGTTTCACTACCGGCATAAGCATCGCCTCTCTCAAACATATCACTAATACTAACATTGTTGTTGCTCTGTATGTCAATAACGGCTGTGTATGGTGTAGTTGTTCCGCCAAAATGATTACCTACATCATAAAATATATTATGACCAGTGGCATTTAAGCTAACATCACCAAATACTACACCGTCGGCATATATATTATCAAATAAATTACCGGTAATCCTAACACCTGTTGCACCGCCATTGACCACTGTGTTGGTACCTAATTGTACCCCACGATAAAGAGTATTAAATTTACCATTAGTAAAAGTTACGCCTTTGATTTGTTGATCAGTATCGACTCCGTATACTGTGCCAGAAAATTCACAACCATCAAATACAATTTGTTCGCAAACTAAACTAGTAGTGCTAGCAAATGCTACTCCTTTGGTGAAATCTCCCTCTGTGGTAAGATTGGCAGTAGTTAATGGACCGTAAAATCCTACGTTTTTAAATGAACAATTAACAGCATCTTGAACTAAAAATACATCGGTATTAGTATCCTGGTTTCTAAATCCTAAATTAGTTACAGTAATATACGTAGGTGGCGTGGCTCCGTTGTTACCAATATTAACTCCATATTGTTGTAAACTGTCTGCGGTACGAGCAACATAAGCATTTAATGTTGAATCGTCAACACTGTTATCTAATTGGATAATACTATTATCTAGACCTTCGCCCCATAATGTAGCATACGGCGGAATTAAAATTGAATTGGTAACACGGTAAACACCGGCCGGAAAAAATAAACTACGTCGAATTTGTGGATTTACTTCACGGCAAAATAGTTGATATAGTGCTCGATTAATCGCTTCGGTGTCGTCGGTTGTTCCGTCGCCTACTGCACCAAAATCGGTCACTGAAGCAAATTGATCTAGCCATGACTGTAAACTCTGTGTTACTGGATCGCCGGCTGTGGCTCCAGTTTGTACGGTGTATCCAGCTGCCTGGCCTTTATAGGTATAGCTAGTGTTAAGATTTAAAATATCACTAAATTCTGTGAGAATTTCAGTGTTTCCAATCACTGGTGCACCTTCTTCTAGGGTGCCGTTACCAATGTATAATTGACGTGTATCAATTGACCAGCCCAGCTCTGCGCCGGCTAATTGTGGTAAATTTTCTTCCAACCCTTTGCGGTTAGTAATCTGGGAAATTTGAACGATTGCCAATTTAGTTGTCCTTGGATAATATCAACTATTTAGCAGATAGTACGCCTCTACTCTTTTCCACCATTCTTGTTTCCAGTGCGTAAATTCATCACCCTCAACCACAAATTCTTGGTATTCTGGGGACTTAACAATCTCATGTTGACTGTCAAGTTCGGGTTTAACTGCCATTAAAATAACACCTTTATTAATGGTAGTTCCGTGAATTTTATCATGTGCTTCGGCGTAGGCAGCCAGCTGTAAAAAGTAATCCTCAATCCAGTCTCGGCGCTTGGGCTTGTTAGTTTGTTTAAAGTCAATAATACTTTCTTTGCCCTGATGTAAACCCACGCAATCAGTGGTTCCTGCATAAACTTCAGGAAAATATAATGGAACTTCTACTCCCCAAAATTCATTGACATTAGATAATCCCTGATCAATAACCACCTGAGCCATGGCGTGACTTGGCCAGCTAAATGGGTTTGATCCGCGATCTTTGAGCTCACCTTCTTTAACATATCCTTCTAGGTAGGTATGCATTCTTGTGCCACGATTGGCAGCTTCTGTAGTAATTGCTTGCGCCTGAGCATGGCCTACACGACGGCGCCAATTTTCTAATATTTGTTTCTTTTCCTCTGATTTAGTTTGATCAAGGATAGTAGTCACACTAGGAACGTTGTTGCCATCCGGGGTAGCATATAGGCGGCGGCCGTTGACTTCTTTACGAGATAGTTTAGTGTATTGGAATTTTGGATTATACATTGTGCCCTTGACTTTTTGCGTACTTTTTATAATGTTCCTGGTTGCGTTCGGCAATCCGGTACATTTCAAAAATCTTTTCAGATCTGTTTGTACTATTATACAGCATTTGTAAACTATTTACAATGGCTTGAATTCTTTTTGTTGGAGTTGATTCTCGATCATAACTTTCATCAATAATTGAACTGAATGTTTCAACGCCCATTTCTTTAATGCGATCTAAACTGCCTGGGCCAGAAACTAATAAAAAAGGCTTGCCTGTTGCTAGAGGTTTGGCTGTTTTTTCAGTAAACCAAAAATCTCCAAACGGGTCTGTTTCGCAAACAACTTCAATTTGATAATGATTCCAACAGTTAGGATAACTTTGAAATGCATCGCCTGGCGGTATTCTTCCTGAACGTGCAGTACTAACTAAGTCGGTATCAAATGCTCGATCAGCAAACCATACTTGTTCCTTTTGATATATTTCTGAGAAAGACTCGTGATGCCACCAACACCGTGATTGAAAAACTAGGTAGGCATCTCCCGGGAATGCTTGATCTAATTCGTACGCTAATCGCATGCGTGTTGGGGTAAACCGACCAATAATACTGCCTACAAATTGTGCTTGTGAAATATCTTTTTCAAAGTTAGGAATATGTGTGTTAGCACTAACAAACACGCCAAGTGTTTTAGTGCTAAATGTAAATGGTTCGCATAATTGAGTATTGTGCGTGTTTATTACTACAGACTTTTTGTCAATATCAAATGTTTCACAAAGTGTTTCTAAAAATTCTAATAACCCACTAGCGGTTAAATTTTCGCCATCATCAGCATTTACTGTAATATGTTGGTTGGTGTAGTGGGTAGAAAAAATATCCAACAGCCACTCTTTATTGGCACAGGTATTATCTTTGATTGCAAAGTATTCAGCCGCAATAATAATATCGGTATCAGTAATGACGACGGCTTGCTTAGACATAGTTGGCCAAATTTAAATTTAATAGTCGATTCCATTGCTCATAAACGTAACTACGAAATCGGTGTTGATTGTTAATTAATCTTTGTTGAAACCGTGGGCTGAAATTTACAATTAAACTATTGATAGTTTTTACTGCTAATTCTGCATACTCGTGCTCAGTTTCGCCTGCTAGACTTGCGTAATCAATTATGTCTTCAAATGTATCAAACCCTTGGTCTTTAAGATACTGGCGTAATTTTGGTTGCCCATACACAAAGAACGGACGTAGTCCTATAACCGGTTTCCAAGTTTTTTCACTGATAAAAAAGTCATCATTGTTAAATGTTGTTTCGGTGACAACGTTAAGATAAGAGTTCTGCCATGTGGCAATATCTCCCAAGGTGTAAAGATCATTGGGTATAGGATGATCGCCAATATCGGCGTCAACTAATGTATGTTCAGCACCTGTTGTAAAATATCCCTGTTCCTTAACTTGTTTAAGGTAATGAATTAGTATTTGCCTGTGTGCATGTGGCTTACGATTAAGACACATAAATTTTTTTGCCACTGGATTTAATGTTAGTTCATCATTAGTGTATGCCTGAAAGTTTAAGTCACACACTATAGCCCAAAAATCCAATCTGCATTGATTGGAGTTGCCAATGCACAAGTGTGGTACACCGCTGTCTTGAATGATTTTTTTTACTCGGGGTATTGCGGGATCTACTAAGTCATGACAGATTATAAATTCTGGAGCAGCGTCATGTATTTCTTTGGCAAGGTCTCGATCCAATAACCATGTGGGATTAACAAGCATTACAGAATCAACTGCTAGTTGGTCTTGTGCTTTGCGTTCTAGTATATCTCTTATTAATTGTTCAACACGGCCAGCTTTCCAAGCATAAGGAAAGCCATTGTCACTTTTAATGATCTTCAAATCCTAAAACTTTCCCCACAACCGCAACGGTCTTTTTCGGCAGGGTTGGTAAACTCAAACCCTTCGTTGAGTCCTTGGCGCACATAGTCTATCAGTAGGTCATCTAGGATAGTCAGACTTTTGGGATCTACTACAATTTTAAAACCGTCAGAGTCAATTACGACATCGTGTTTGTCTGTGGTGTCCACGTACTCTAACACATAAGCAAGTCCACTACAGCCGGTAGTTCTTGTGCCCAGACGTATGCCTATACCGCTACCTCTACGGTCTAGATTATTTTTAATTTTGCTGGCGGCAATGGGTGTTACTGAGATCATGGCAGTTTCTTTTGTTTATTTCTATAATCTGCTATGGCGGCTTTAATTGCATCTTCGGCCAAAATGCTGCAATGAATTTTGACTGGGGGCAACGAAAGCTCTTCGGCAATGGCTGAATTTTTAATTTGTCCTGCTTGGTCTAAAGTCTTGCCCTTGACCCACTCTGTTACAAGTGACGATGAAGCAATCGCACTCCCACAGCCATATGTTTTAAACTTTGCATCTGTAATAATCCCATCTACAACTTTAATTTGTAGTTTCATCACGTCACCGCAAGCCGGGGCCCCGGTAAGTCCCGTACCTATTGTAGGATCTAGCGGATCCATCCTGCCAACATTTCTTGGATTTTCATAGTGATCTAAAACTTGTTCTGAATATGCCATATTACATCCTTATGTGTGTTGTGGACACAAAATTAAAATACACAGCGGCCCATACCATGACTACAAGTAGCACCATAATCACAATATTAAAATTAAATTTCATTATTAGTCCTGTAGTATTGCCCAACGGTAACAATTACACCCACCATCTAAAATCTGTTGCCAGTGATAGCCAAAAGGTGGCGGATTCAGTGGGCCTTGCGTGGCCGGGGCTGGTTGTTGAATATAATAAGTTGGTGGCTGAACATATACCACTGGCGGTGGTGTATAATAAGCATTGGCGGCCAACACTCCGACTGCCACACCGGCAATAGCAGGAGCTACCCAATAATTATTATTATACCTATTATTGTAATACTTATTATTGTAATACCCATTATTATAATATCCATTATTATAATATGCTGGGCCTCGATATCCGTGATTCCACGCCAACACCGGCGAAGATACGGCGGCACCAATTAGGCACAATGCTACAATTAACTTCTTCATGATTGTTTCTCCAATCAGTAAATTACGACTGTTATAGTTTACTGTTTTTTCTTAAAAAGGTCAACCAATTTGGCCTGAATTGTTTTAGCAAAGTCTGGCTGTGGAAAATTCCACCCTATTAATGCGCCTACTACTATCCAAAATAAAGTTTCTAACATAATATGCTCCTTTTATTGTCGGCGTTTCATTGCCGCTTTGGCATTTGTATCTACTACTGCACGGGCTTGGTCCACGCTCATACCAGTAGTGGCTTCGGTATTACCTTTGAAACGGACCACACTTGAATTTGGTTCAAGTGGTTCTAGTACATTACTAAGTGGTTCTTGACTGATTAACTCAACCAACCCATCAGGATTGATACTCACCCCAAGACTCTGAGCCAGATCAATAAATGCGGCTTGACTAATTTCTTTTTTGGCAGTGGTATCGTCAGCACGACCAGATAGAAACTTTGTCAATGCTAAAAGTTTCTGTGAGTCTGGCGTGGCAAACTCAACAAGTCTCATTATCTACGAGCGCGGCCTAGATCGGCGGCGCCGCCAGCAACAGGTTCTTCGATATCAACATCAATCTCTTCTTCGCCCGGTGCCGGTAATTCGGCTGGTAATTCTTCTGCACCTATGTCGGCGGGAGGAGCACCCATGTCTTCACCCGGAACTGTAGGGGCTTGGCCAGTGACTACGCCAAGTGCGCCTTCGAGTTGTGTCTTGCTACCTTGTAAATTTTGTGTTAGGCCGCCAAGTGCGCCAGTTACATCTTGGTTGAACTGCATAGCTTGGTCAGCACCAATTTGGTTCTTAACTTGATCAACCAGTGCCGGTAAGTCTTTAAACTGCATAGCAGTAACTTGTTCAATCATTTTCTGTACCTGATCAACCATGTCTTGCGAGGCCAAGACAACTTGAGCTTGTTGTACTTCTGATTCTGCAATACGACGGCGGCTTTCTGCCATTGGATTGTTTGCTTTTTGTAACAACTGGGCCTTTTGTTGTGTTAGTGCTTTAATTTGTTTGTCGAGTTCAGCAGCCTGCTCCATTGCTTGTTTTTTATTTGCGGCCATATTCATTGCCACTTGCGCGGGATTAACAGCAGGAGCTGCAACTCCGCCTGATGCTACTGGCATATCTTCATTTACTTTACTGGCTAAACCTTGTTCCATAACAACCAATTTTAAATAGGCAGGATTTTGTTCACTACGATGGAATGCTGGCTGGCCGCGATGCTCTTTAATCAATCCACGCACACGGGTCAACATGTGTTGAGCTTGACGTTTGGTTAGTTGTTCAAAAGGAACAGAATTACCAAAATAACTTTCGAAAACCTTAGCGGCTTGCTTTGTTGGGCTGATTACGGCCAGTTCTTGCAGTTTCATTATTAAATCCTCGTTGTTGACAATATTTAGCCCAGTTTACACATTTGGCCAGTTCATTTTCCACTTGCTTTTTACGGATAATCTTGGTTTCTAACTTGGTGCCAATACTATCTCGAAATTCCCATTTGGAGCTACGTTCTCCTATTGCGGTTCTAACTGCTATGTCTGCTGTCAATGAACCTAGTTTGGTATCTAATTCCAGTAATTCTCGGGCTAGATTATATGCTTGATACTTGTCGGCTATACACCAACTTAATGCTGTTTTAGTACTGTTAAATACACCCACTTCGGTGGCGGAACAATATACTCGATAGCCAGGACGGGTTGGTTCAATACGATAATGTCCAAACACTGAGTATACTCCATCATCATTGCGCCAAATAGTATTGGGCAGGATATCTTTAAGCTCGGTTCTTAGAGCTTGTTCAAATTCTTTGTCTATGTTCATTTAAGGACGTAGTGTACCAGTAGATATCCAGTGGTTGCGGTCAATGCACCAATTACGGCCAGACCCCAGCCGATTAGCTGTTCACTGCGTTTTTCTGACATTTTTATCACCATGTCACGCACTTCATTGACCACTCGGCTTAGACCAGCAATTCTTTCGTCAATGTCATCCAGCCGTGTTTCTAACGCTGAATATCTTTCGGCACATAATTCTACATGTGCTTCCAGGCTCTTTTTTTCAATATCAGTGGCTTCAACCATATTATTTTCCTATTCTATATTTATGGTTTCAGATGCAAACCAGATATTCTGTCGGGTGCCGGATGTGATCAGCACGTAATCAATATCTGCGCGGTTATCTAACGAGATCAACATGGGTACTCCATCGGAATCAGCTTTTAATACACCTACAGGATCGGTTCCATCATTGAATACCTCAGTTTCTGTAGTGAATTCAAAATGCCACTCCTCTTGATTCTGCAACGGCTCTACAACATTATCAATCTGTGTTCGTAAACTGATCAGTTGTGTGAGTGTTTCCCAATTGCGCTGTTGATTTCTAGCACGATTCCACGAATCAGAATTGTTTATTTCTTGTCCAGCACGATCACGAAATGGTCCACGTGCAGGACGATAATGACCAGTTACTCCAGTGGCGGTGATGTCAAAGTAAGTGCGGACCTTAACCTTTATCAATTTGATCCTGCCTGCTTAGTTCATAGATTATTTGAGCACGATCCAGCGCCTCGCTTAGTGCTGGATTATACTTGGCTGCCCGCAAAATATCTCGCCAGGCGGTCCAGCGGTTAGTGGCATCGCGTTCTTGTTCAGTTTCGTCTTTGACCACAACTCGATCTGGTGATCCTGGCTCTCGTTTGTAAACTGTTCGACCAGAATCGGGACTTTCGTACACATATTTCATTATGTGCATATTTAACCGCCAATAAAAAACCCTGGAATAAATCCAGGGTTAGTTGTATTACAATTTCTAAACTAATTAGATAGTTTGGAAAGATGCAATGTTTGATACGTTTGCTGTTGGAATACCAATGTTCAAACCGCCTGATGCGTTGGCTGTT